TGATAAGATAGGACCGCTGCTAAACGAAAGAAAAGGCCGAATGGCCAAAGTCTTAAGGAAAGCAACGGGCGCCTTCACCGCAGTCGCAATTGAACCCGGCACGCACCACTTCATAGAAATCCATTCCCAGAAAAGGGAAACGAACTCCTTGAATTCTCCTTCGAGGCTTAGATCAGCCGTCGAGGGATCGCGGATTGTGCTCAGATTCACTTTCCCCACTAAATCGATTACTCGATAAAGTGCGAAAAGGGAGAGCCATAATCGAATGACTATTGACTCTCCACTACGAATACGTTTCCGGTGAATAGCTGGAATAACCCGCGGTAAACCACCACGGGTACGGCTAACACGGGACCCAAACGGCCCAGTGTCGGAAATCACTTGTCCACCTATAGACTGCTGGAGAAGAGTAGAGCACGCTTTGAGGTATATTACTGCAAAGCGGACTCCACCTTTCCTCATCAGTCGATAGACGAAAGAGGCATATGTGATTAGAACTTTTACGATACCAATATTCTTCTTAAAACCCAGTACATAAACAACCAAAAATAATAGTTTAAGTACTGGGCGCCCAAGTTTTACCTTGAGCATACCATTGACTGCGCCAGCTGAGTGCGACAACCTTTTATGTTGGTCAAACATGTTACTCAATAAGTTGGATGTTAATCTTTCTTGTTGTGTTTTCATGGTTAATTAATTATAATTGTACGTCGTACGCATTTGGTTTAGCCAAACTTCGGTTTCCTAGTCTCTATACGAGATGTCGGGCCGCAGGTACCCTTAAAAGGGATCTTTAAGATAAGTCTTAGAGATATGGCTTAAGTTATATTATCACTTTATCACGGTTCATGCCCCCCCCGGAGGTTTCTCCTTTCCCTCGAGCGTCTAGCTCAAAGAGTCCAGTTACATAGTCCAGGGTACACCCATCAAATACAAGGGTTCTCACACTAGCCGTCACAGAAGACGTTACGAGGAATCATTATCATCCTCTGGCGATTGCTGTGGTGAAACGGCATACGAGAGATCAATATCACCCTCTTACCAATTTCACAATTTTAGACCTATAACCTACCACTTACTACATGAGCTTGTCACGCAGCAAATAATAGTGCTTTGAAGTACCATCTCAGATGCGCAGGGAATTTTGATCCACACATCGGAGAATGGCTCAGTTGAGCTATTCCAACCGATAGAGAGCCTAGG